GCCATGTAGACAATCGGGCCTGAGGCCAGCAGCCAGATGCCGGTGAGCTCCACTACGAAGCCCTTGCGCCTCACCTCATACTTCTGTGCGGACATCACGATGCCCACCACGGATACCCAGAAGCCGATGAACGTGATGATGCACAGCACCCACAGGAAGTCGTTGACGATGCCCTGGCGGAGGTTGCTGGACTGCAGCAGGGGCAGCAGCCACAGCAGGCCGATGCTAGCCTTGAAGTGGATGTACCCCCAGTCAGTCCGGGTCAGATGGGAAAGGTACTTCTTCATTGCCAGCCTCCTACGGGGCCTGGGGGTACTTGCTGGACACCAGCGACCACCGGGCGGTAACCACTGCCTTGATGTTTGCGTCCGTGACTGCCTCGACGTTGGCCAGGTCACCTTGGAGGGTGACCTGGTCCAGTACCGCGGGGTCCGCGGCCACCAGGGCTGTCATGGACGGCTCGTCTGCCATAGGGTTTTTCAGCACCCAGATACCGAAGTTCTTCTCGGTGCTGGCGGTGCCCCCAAGCGCCATTGTTGACGCCTGCTGGAGCATCGCCGCCTTCACGCGGGTGACGAACGGCTCCAGGTTCATCACTCGCCCCATCTTGTAGAGATCACTCGCCGCCATAGGTATATTCCTTACTTGGTGTACTTGATTCGGATACGGGCATTGTTCGCGATTCCGTAGGTGTTGTAGGTACCGTCACCAATGAGGCCGAAGCCCTTGAACGCGCCTGACTTGAACTCATCCCACAGCGTGGAAGGAACCGCGACCCACCGCCCTGCAGCCCTGGGCCAGGCTGCTGAGTTCATGCCGTTGCTGGTCATGCCTGTGTTGGTGGCTGGTACCGTCAGGTTGCCGTGCATACGGATGAGAGCCGTGCCGCCCGAGCCGTTGTACCAGTGCTCGAAGTACAGGTACACCCAGATGCCATTGATCGTCGCCCCGGACAGCAGTGAGGAGAAGTTCTGGTTGAAGGCGTACTGTGACTGCAGGTTGCCGTACCCGGCCGGCGAGAGCCCCTGGTACGCCTTGGTGGTGTTGTAGTTGTACTGGGCACCACTTGGCAGGTACGACCTGACTGAGGTGTAGCCGTACTCCACGGTCCGGGTGACCACCGGGTTCGTAGGCGCGGCAACGGTAGACCCCACGTAAGGGGTGCCGCCCCCAGTGGTCGCCGTGGCGGTCCCAAGCATGGACTCCCCCAGGTCCATTACGGTGCAGTACAGGTGAGTCTGCCCCGCCCCGTTATACACCTCAGCGATGCCGCTGGTAGCGTCGTACAGGGTCACCAGCACCCGGATGTACGGGCCATTGTTGGAGCCAATGATACGGCTCATGTGCCCGGTGGACACCAGCCCAGACGAGCCGGAATATTGGTAGTTGTACCCGATGATCGTGCTGTTGATCGTGGGTGCCGACCCGTCAGTGGTGTAGCGTAGGCGTATACCCACGATACCAGCTGCAGTCTGATTGATCAGGAAGTTGTTGAGCCGGAACTCGTACATCCGCGACGGGTTGTCCTGTGAGGTGTCCCAGCCAATCTCGAACAGCCCCACCTCGCCATTGGAGGACATGTTGGTGTTGATGGGTACCTGGCCCCAGGCAGCCATTCCGCGGGGCCTGCTGTCAATGTACTTGGCCAGCTCCTCACCCTTGTAGAAGAGCGAGTCTGAGGCCTCCAGGGACTTGGCAGCAACCACACCCGTGGAGTCCATGTTGATCACGGGCTCGTTGAGCTCATTGGTGATAGCGAACAGGTCCCCACTTGAGGCCACCCCCATCCGCACCGTCTCGTACGGGGACTGCCCGGTGGCACCCTGAGCGTATACGCGGAAGCCGTCGGGGGTCATCTTAGCGTGGGTGCTGAGCGGGTCGCCGGCGATGATCTCACTGGAGAGCACCAGCTGGGACTCCAGCTTGTCAGCGCTGACCGCCCCGGCCACCAGCTTGGGTGTGGTGATCTGCCCGTCCCCAATCTGGGCGGAGATCACGATCTCCCTGGCCACCACCTCATCCACGTAGAAGTTGGTGATCACGTCAGGCTGGTACCCAATCACGTCCACCCTCATGTACCGCGCCTCAGCGGGAGGGGTGACCTGGCCGTCGTACAGGACGAAGGTGGTGCCCACAGCCACGTTGGTCTTGACATCCTGGTAGGTCAGCTGGCCCTTGTTGGCATCGAACCAGGTAGCCCGGACGAACAGGCCCCTGGTGGTGGCCGTCCCCGCCCCGACAACCGCGCCGATGTACCAGGTGCGGCCGCCCGCTGAGGTCACCGGGATGTACCTGTCACTGGTCTGGGAGAGGGTGCTGGTGGTGGCGGTGGAGCCCATCACCAGACGAGCTGCGTTCTTGCCGGAGCTGGCAACCCCAGTCACTACATCCACTGAGCCCGTGCCGCCCGTGACGTACCCGGTCCAGCCGGTGGGCATCCCGTTTATGACTTCCTCGAAGGAACCGTTAGTCACCAGCGAGTCACTCACTGAGCCCACACCCAGCTTGTCCGTGGTGATAGCCCCCGCGGTGACATGCTCAGCGTAGACTGAGCCTGCAGCCAGCTCATCCGCGCCGATGGAGTCAGCCAGGATGTGGGTGGAGTTGATCTGGTTGGCCGCAATGGCATCGGCAAAGACCGAGCCGGCGACCAATAGGGACCCGTCCACCAGGTCCATGGTGGGTACCAGCATGCCGATGCCGCCCTTATTCAGGAACAGCAGCAGGTCATGCTCACCCAACTCGGGCAGGGTGTCAGCACCCTGGATGGACGGGGCCCCGTTGTTGTACTGCCACCAGACGAACTTGAATGCCGTGTTGGAGGCTGGTACTGGGTAAGACACCCCTGCATACGTTATGGCGAATGCAGTCCACGAGATGGACCCTGCTGCAGGGTTGTTGTTGGCGATAACGGGCAGGGCCATCTGTGGAGCTCCTTAGTAGAGGAAGTGTCGGAGGACGTTCAACTTGGTAGGGGTCACCGCACCGGAGGCCAGCTTGGTATCAGTGACTACGCCTGAGCCCAGCTTGTTAGCGGTGCTGACCGCCCCGTCCTTGAGGATGGTGCTGTCCACCGCATTGAGGGCCAGCTCAGTGGTGCCAACGGCATTCTGAGCGATCTTGGCAGTGACAATCTGGTCGTCACCGATGGCAGCTGTGTTGACCACACCGTTGGCAAACTGCCCGGCCGCGCTGATACCGCCCGTGGCGATCTTGCCGGCGACCACAGCATTGTCACCCAGGACGGTGGAGTTGACTACGCCATTGGTGAACAGGTTGGAGCTGTTCACCGCGCCAGCGTTGATCTTGCCCGCGGTGACCGCCAGGTCCCCCAGCTGCCCGGAGCCAACCACCTTGTCCCCCAGGGCTGTCTGGGTGACCGCCTTGGCAATGATCGCACCAGAGTCAACTGAGCCGTCACCGATCGCCGTGGGGAGTGAGGCGTTGGTATCCGACAGCATGACCTTGCCCGAACCGGCTGTGTTCAAGAACAGCAGCACCTCACCCGGGCCCAGCACCGGCTTGGTGTTGCTGGACTGCAGGGCCAGGGGTGTCGTGGTGGGGCTCCACCAGATGTACTTCATCGCCGAGTTGCCATTGGCGATATCGTAGTTTGAGCCTGAGTAGACCATCTTGAGGTCAGCCCAGGCAATAGAGCCGGCGACCGGTGAGTTGTTGGTCAGGGTGTAGCCCGTGATAGCGTGGCGGCCCAGCAGGTTCAAGTCCTCAGCGTAGACCTTGCCCCGCTCGGTTACGCCTGCACCCACCCGGTCTACCAGGTCATATGCCTGCTCGATGCGGAAGGAAATGTCCTTGAGGTAGTGGTCAAACTGGGCCTTGATCACCTCCGCCACGGTGCTCTTGATGCGCTCGTCAATGGCTGCCAGGGTCTTCTTGGCAAGGGTCATGGTATGGCTCCTGTTAGTCAGTAAATGTGGTGCCGTGAGTCGTTGAGTTTACGAGCCACGATGGAGAAGTCAGCAATGTCATTTGCCCCTACAGAGCCTGGTGCAAGCGCTCCCTGTGGCACAGAGCCTTCCTGGAAGGGCCACACAGTGAGTGAGCCTTCGGTGATACGGGAATCAGTGATAGGTGAGGCGGCCGCCTCGTCGATGGCGGGCATCACCTCATCGTCAATACGGGTCTTGGTGGCTACCAGGTCATCACCCAGCTCACCCAGGGTGGTCTCCATTTGGGTGAGGTCCTCCTGGAGGGCCTCATTGTTGACCGGGGTAGGCACCAGCACCGACGCCACGGGGGACGGGGCACTGGCCTTACCTGCAGCGGTCCAGGCCACCAGCCGGACGTACACCGTGCCGGGTGAGGCAACCAGTGTCGCCACGTCGCCCAGCTCGCCGCGGATGGTGGCGAGCTGGGCGGTGGGGGATGTATCCACCTCGGGTGTGGTGGACATATGCACCGCGACATGCTTGAAGTCCAGGGTGGACACTGCGTCCGCCAGGAACTTACCAGACCACCGTACCTCCACCATACCCGGGGAGGCCTGCAGTGAGGCAGCCACGGGGGTATCGGGTATGGGGCCTGTAGCCGGGAAGGCTACGTGCGACCCGTCCTCCTGCTTGCCTACTGAGGAAGCGAAGGTGCCGTCAGCGGTGTATTCCTCAATGGCCCCGTCCTCGATGGAGGAGTAGGCCAGGCCCGGCTTGCGGGTCTCTATCAGGCTCAGCCGGCGACTCTGTGAGGCCAGCTCGCCGGCCAGCCAGGCTGCACTGCGCTGCACGTCACTCATACTGCCTCCACCCTCAGTGTCATACCGCCCGTGGAGCACGTGACGGTCTTCTCGAGAATGCGGACCCAGTGGTCAAGCTGAGTCCACCCGGCATTGCCTTGGATACGAATCTGGTCCCCTGGGCCAAACGTGCCGAAGGGTGCCGCGGGGTGGTCAACTACCTCGAGAGACTCCACCGAATCAACCCCGCCCATACGGGCAAGGAAGGGACGGGCAGCAGCTATTGCAGCCGCCTTGGATATGAGTGACTGGTCAGCGACCCTGTGCACCCTCCGTAGGCGGCCGGTGGCGGTGGTCTTGAGGTTGCCCGAGAATATCTTGGTGCGACCCTCACCCGCCCCCACGACGATCACCTCTGAGGCATATTCCGCGTCAGCCATGCGGGGTACCCTGACGTTCACCCCGACCTCGAACCTCAGGTCGTCCTTCCTGGCCCCCAGCCGGGGGTACCCCAGCCTCAGCCGGTGAGTGATGTCTTCACCACTCCAGGCGGACTGCTCACGGTACTCGAACGGGGTATCAGCGGCCAGGTCTGAGATGACCTTGCCCATGTCCTCAGTATCCCACCAGGCCAGCCGGAAGGGGCCTGAGGCTGAGGAGCCTGTCTTCGACTCGGGGGTACCTACCCGGATGGGGCTGGTGGTGGAGTCAACTACCACACCCAGGTTACCGTCCGGGTGCCGCTGCACCTCAGCCCACACCTTACGGACCATGTCCAGCGGGTCTACCTTGATGCCGTTGAAGTCAGCGGCCATCCAGGGTAGCCCGTTGGGGTACATGGAGAAGCCCCCGGCCTCCACTGTGAGCCAGTCACCATTGGCATTCAGCCGGTCCACTATGGCGGCAACGGGCTCCTGGCCTTCCTGCTCGGCCACGACCATCGAGCCCCACTCACGTAGGGCTGCCCCCGTCTCGGAGGACAGGGGCAGCTGGCCCTGGATGGAGGCTGGGCCATTGACCGCCTCAGTCACCTTAGCGTCCAGCAGCTGCAGGTCACGGTCCACCCACACCCGTGAGGGTAGCGACTGTACGTGGAAGCGCCAGGCCATTACTGTGCCCCTTCGGAGAACTCCCAGTCGAGTACGATGGAAGTCTGGTAGTCAGCAACCCACAGGCCCGTACCGGAGCTGCGGACTGCCTGGATGTTGACAACCTGGTCGGTGCCCCTCATTGCCTCAGTCACGGTGTGAGTGCCTACCCAGGTGTAGCTGTACCGGCCGCCTGAGTCCTCAGCGTCCTGGATGAGGATGCTGTTCTCAGCTGGCAGGCTGCTACCGAAGCCCGTGCGGATGCCCGCCACGGTGTCCACCGCTGATACCTTGGTGAACTTGACCCCGGTGACATGAGCCACGATGTCCACCTTGGTAGCCCAGATGGGCACCGAGACGGCCGGGCGAGTCGCCGTGGTCAGCGGCCAGGAGGAGTAGCCTGCAGTGGGCATTGACAGTGTTGAGCTGGGGAACACAGTCATCATGGCGCGTTCCCTGCGAGGCTGGGCAACCCTTCTCAGGTCAGTGATCATGGACGCGGTCACCGTGGCGGTGCTCGCCGGCAGAGTGATCCGTGCCAGGGCGATAGCAGGGTAGCTGAGGTTCAGCTCCTTGGCTGTCTTGGTGGCAGCAGGCACACCCTCGATGATCTCCACCCGGGAGTACTGGAAGGTGGTGGGGTCAGCCGGTGCGGTGCCCTCATACTGAGGGTCCAGCACCCTGGCGACCACCAGGTCGGTGCGGCCGCCACCAGAGCCCGTGGCGGTAACAGTCAGGTCGGTCTGCGTGGCGTTCCTGAGGCTGTAGGTCTGCCCCGTCCCACCGGCATACCTGTTGAGCAGCAGACCCGCCCCGGGGAGCACCCGGACGGTACCGTTGGGCACCGCCTGGGCCTGTACCTTCAAGTCACCAATGCCGGAGACGCCTTCCGCCCCGGTGGTGGCAGCGTATGCCAGGGCCCGTGCGACCTCGGGGGAGTGTTGAGCTCCCCCACCCACGAACCAGGGTGTTGAATCAAGTGCCATTGTGGTTGCCTCCTGGGCTATGGTTGCTAGATGGAGTAGTACGCATTGCGCCAGGACAGGGTAGCCGTGGCGGTGCCAGTCGCGTCGGTGCCGCCGAAGGTGAACTCAGTGGCCCCCGGCTGCAGCCGCGTGTTTGACAACCGGGTCTTCCGGGTGAGGCGACCGTTAGCAGGTGCCCCGTCTTGCCGGGTGACCGTACCGGCCAGCGGGTCCACCGTGATGGACTCGTCATAGGCCAGGCTGCCCGTGATGCCAACCTCCATACCGGCTGTGCTGCGTACCCAGGGGTTGGAGATAGGTCCGTGGAAGGTGACCTTGAGCGGGGTAGGTGAGTCACCAGTGACGGTGATCAGGCCCGCCCGCGGAGCTGAGGACCGCACGGTGGAGAGGGGTGCCGCCAGCGGGGCCTCCAGTCCACCGGTTGTGGCGGGGACGATGGTCAGCGTAACGCTGGTCTCGTCCTCGTCATAGTGCAGCGGGTCATTCACCTGGAAGTCACACACGATGTGCCCGATGCCGGCGATGGCGATGTGGTCAGGCACAATGCCTGAGTACCGCCGCGGCCGCCCGTATACCCGTCGCCAGCGACCATCGATCATGTACGACAGTGGCACGTTGGCCCCAGGCTGCAGCCGGGTCGGGGTGCGCCAGGCACCCTCGAGAGCTGCGTTGGCCTGCAGCACATCCGTGAGGTTGTCCCCCCGGGCGGAGATGTCCCAGGCCCACATCCGGCCGCCCAGCAGGTCAGCACCCGGTAGGATGCCGTCCCGCTGGGCCAGCTCAGCGTCGTCGTCCCGGAGGTCAGCCCCGCCTGGGGTGAACTCCCGGACCATAAGCGGGGTGTTCCGGGTTTCCCCGGTGAACTCCACCGCCCCTAACTTGAACCTCATCGCAGCCCTCCACGCTTGTTGACCCTGGTCTGGTACTGTGCCTCGGCGAAGAAGTCCGCTGCAGTGGCCTTGTCAGGCACTGTGAAGTGGAAGGTATCCCCGTTGCTGCTGATCGCCTGGGCCAGACGGTCGTAGTCGATCGCCGGCTGAGTGTTGGGTGAGGTCAAGGAGAGCATGGTGCCCACCGTACCCACCGCTCCGCCTGCAGCCAGGTGGTCCACTGCCCCCGCGTGTAGTGCACGCCGGAACTTGTAGACCCCCGCGTGACCGCCCATCTTGATCACGTCACCACGGTCCAGCATGTGCTCACCGTCCGAGGCCCAGATAGGCACCTCATCACTGGTGCTGGTGCCGTACCCGCGTACGGGCCCGCCACCGGCCAGCTTCTCGATGGCCCCGCCTGCAGCCTTGCGGGGTGCCAGGACCGTACCCTCACCCACCATCGGGGTGCCATTCCGTTCGGAGATGGTACGGATGATGTTGTGGAATACGTTCTCGTGGGTGTTGACTGTTACCGTGGCAACCTTACCGTCCAGGTTGTTTGCCTTGGTGGTGATGCCATCCAGCACGGTGGACGCCTTGTCATTCACCCAGGAGTCAATCGGGGTTTCCTTGGGGATGCCCAGCGCCTTCCGGGCCAGCGTGTCGGCCTGGTCACCAGTGATGCCCAGCTGCCCGGCCGCTGCGATCAGGTCGTTGTAGGAGTTCTTGAGGTTGCCCTGCAGCTCCTTCTGAGCTGCTGAGCTACCCTTGGTTGCCAGGGTCTCCTCGGCGGTCGCCGTCATGGCAGCCATAGCTGCACTGGCGATGCCGTTGAACGCCGACCGGTTGGCCCGCCCCTGCTCAGTGTTGATATCCATGGACGTGCCATTCGTTTGAATGGAGGCTGTCATGGCATCGATGCTGGCCTGGTAGGCGATGGCTGCGTTGCTGGCGCTGAGGTGCAGCAGGCCCGCTGCGAACAGCGTGGCAGTCCACTTCTCAATGGAGGTCACCGAACCGTCAGCTGCGAGGCCCACATCCTCCAGCGCTTGAATGATCTCCTCAGTCAGCGCTGCTGCCTGGCTGGCAGCGTCACCCGTACCGAGCAGCGACTGGGCTGCCTTGTCACCGCCTGCAGCGGCTGCCTCCATGGCTGGGGGTGTTTCACCCAGGGCCCAGTTCAGCAGCTCCTGCTCAGTGAGGCTCACCTCCGACTGACTGGCCAGCTCCCGTAGGGCATCCAGGTACTGGGGGAACCGTTTAGCGGTGTCCTCCAGCGAGATGCCCTGTTCCTTGGCTGAGTCAGCGATGGACTTGAACCCGTCAGCCGCCAGCTCAAGGTTGCCGCTGCTGGCCGCGCCGGCGATGGACTGGTCAGCCTTCTCGAAGGCAGCCCCAATCTTCGCCATGCCGTTGTCAATGCCCAGCACCGTGGCCCCAAAGGACTCGATCGCACTGTTGAAGTCCTGGTTGATCGCCTTGTCCAGCGCCTCGCCGGCCGAGCTGATCTGGCCCTCAAACTCCTCAGCGCCGATGTCCTTGAACAGGTTGTCGATGCCGTCCCGGGTCTTGCTGAGCCCGACCAGCGCCTGGGTGAATTCCTCAGCGCTGACTGCCCCAGTCTGCATGGAGTTGTGTACGGACTTGATTACCTCGAAGCCCACGAACAGCCCTGCAGCCACACCGGCTGCCTTGCCCAACTTCCCCAGGCCCCGGCTGCTGCCGTCGGCCCGGGTGTTGAGCTCCCGGAACGCGCCGATGGTGTCGTTGACCTTGGGCAGCAGGAGCAGCAGGCCCCCACCGGCCAGGGCTGCAGCGCCAGCCACGCCACCCACCGCGGAGAGCGCTCCCTGCACGGGGGCAGGCAGGTCACCGAAGGTCTGGGCCAGGCCACTGACGTGCTCAGCAATGCCTGCAACTACCGGCAGCATCACAGCGCCAGCGTCGATCGCGGCATCCTTGATGTTGTTCCAGGCTACCTTGACCTTGGACTCAGTGGTCTCGTACCGCTTGGTAGCCTCAACAATGAGCGCGGTGTTCTCTTCCCATGCCTGGGTGCCCAGCGCCAGGGAGTCAGTCAGCAGGTCGCCGGCTCCAGCAAGGGCCAGCATGACCTGCATTTCCTCAGTGCCCTTGAAGCCCATGTCGGTCAGGGCCTGGACTACGTTGCCGCCCTCGTCCTTGACGCGGGCCAGGCCCTTGGTGACCAGGCTGAGCGCCTCTACCGGGCTGCTGCGGAACTTCTCGGCGAAGGTGTCCGCGCTCACCCCCGCGGTGCTGGCGAAGGTGCTGAGGATGGGCCCGCCCTCTTGGACAGCCTTGTAGGTCTTGAGCAGGGCCCTGGTAGCTACGCCACCACCAAGCTCCGCCTTGACACCCATGGATGCCAGGGTGTTGGCCAGGGCCAGCACGTCCGCCTCGGAGGCACCCACCAGCTTACCGGCACCAGCGATACGCTGGGCCATGCTGAGGATGTCCTTCTCAGTGGAGGCACCGTCGTTGCCCAGGGCAACCAGTGCCGCGCCGAAGTTGTCAATCTCGTCACCAGTGGTGCCCATCACGTTAGCGATCTGGGCGATGTCAGTGGCGGCTTCCTCAGCGGTGAGGTTGGTGGTTTCACCCAGGTCAATCATGGTCTTGGTGAAGCTCAGGATGTCCTGACGCTTGACACCCAACTGCCCGGCAGCCTCAGCCACAGCGGCGATCTCAGTGTGGGTGCTGGGCAGGGTCTTGGCCAGGCCTCGCAGCCCGTCCTCAAGCTGAGCCATCTGCTCAGGGCTGCCATCCACCGTCTTGGTGACACCCGCCCAGGCGGATTCCCAGTCCATGGCTGCCTTGGTGGCTGCACCCAGGGCTGCCACCGTGCCCACGCCGAAGGCCACCATCGCGGTGCCTGCAGTCTGAGCTGCTTCCTTCTGGCGGTCAGCGTACCGGGCCTGGGCCTCAGCCGCCTCGGCCGTGGCCTGGGCTACGGTGTGCACCTCAGAGCTGTACTGCTCCAGCCCCTGGGCGGCCGCCTGAGCGCTGGACTGCACCCGGCCGTTGGCATCCGCCAGCTGCCCGGCAGCGTTGTAGTGGAGGCCCGCTGCCCGGGCAGCTGTCTGGTGCTGGGTTGCAACCTGGCGCACTGAGTCAGTGGCCCGGCTGGTAGCCCGGTCGGTACGCTGCCCCGCCCGCTCAGCTGCTTCCCCGACATCACGTACTGCCTGTGATGCCTGCGAGGCGTTGCGGGTGAAGCGGTCCACGATCAAGTCGAGAACTACTCTGGCGGTCCTGTCAGCCACGGGCTGCCTCCGGTTCTACTAGGGGTGGGGTAGGGGCTTGGTGGCAGGCCGGGTGTATACCGTGGCAACCTTCTCACCCGGGAGGGGCTGGTACGGTTCCTTGCCGTTGGCCGCGGTGGCACGCTCACGGGCTGCACAGCTGTGGCACTGGGTCTTGACTGGGTCGTACCAGCCATCGTTCTGCTCGTGGTGGGCCAGCACCATAGGCTGCCCACAGCCGCACAGCCCGGCCTCGTACAGGGTGAGGGCCAGGCTGAGCAGGAAGTCCTTCTCGGTCCACTCAGCTGTACGGTTGCCAAAGAACCAGGCCGACGGGGGCTTCCCCGCCGACCTGGCCGTGCGGAGTACTGCTACGACCCCTGGCCAGCGGCCGCGCCAGAGGGCTTCTGCAAAAAATCTGCGTCCACTGAGGGCATCCGCCCCTGGGCCAGCTGGTGTGCCTGCAGCACTGCGTTCATCTGGGTGCCGCCGATGGTGTTCTCCATCTTGCGTACCGTGGCAGCGTCCCAGCTGACCGGGGTACGCTCACCCTCAAAGGGCTTGACTGCAATGATCGCCTTGGCCAGCAGCTCATAGCCGAAGTAGGCGTTCTGCTCGATCGAGTCCTTGCCCGCGGTGGCCTTCTCGCTGGCTGCCCGCACCTCACGACGCTCATCGGGGCTGATAGCCCGGCAGTAGACGGTGAGCTGGGAGCCGGCGAAGGTGTCCAGGAGCGCCTGGTAACGTGCCTCAAGGGTGGCAAGCTCACTGGTCTCGCCCGAGGTCCGCTCAGCGGCAGCAGCGGCTTCGCGCTGCAGCTCGATCTGCCGCCGGAGAGCGCTCAGCTCGCCGATTACGTCAGCCCGCTTGTATACCTCGGTGCTTTCCTCAGGGAGGTGGGCATCCTGCAGCCAGGCTTCTACGTCGAAGCCAGTGGCGGGGTGCTCAGTGATGGGGGTCTCGTCGATGGGCATAGGGGTTCAGGCTCCTAAGTTGGGTGGGGGGTTACAGGCTCAAGGGGTGTAGAGTGCGGCCGGGCGGAGCCTGAATTCACCCGGCCGCACTGGTCTTACTACGGGCCTACAGGAGCAGCGACCAGCTCTTCGCTGATCATTTCCTGAGGCAGGAACTCGATGCGACGCTTGATGTTGCCGTCGTTGTTGACCCGCATGGGGGCATCACTGACAACCTCACCGCCCAGGTGAATCTCGTCCCCTGCAGCCCAGTCCTCACCGGACAGCTTGTCGGTTTCCCGCATGTAGATCCACACCGTGGAACCACGGGTCTTGACCGACTGGTACCCGAGGTCATCCCCGGTGGAGTCAGCCCCGCCCGCGTCCAGGTATTCCCGGAGGAAGGTGAGTGCTGTGTCGTAGTTGGCAGCACCCAGGGCCTGGCTGTTGCCCTGTACGCACGCGGGCTTCTCGTTGAACCGGTCGGACGCGGTGTTGGTCCAGTTGGCATCGCTGTCAAGCACAGCACAGGAAATGTCCTGGCCTGCATTGAGCTCCGCCGCGGTGGGGACGCGTGCCGCGGGTGCGGTGAGCAACAGTGTGAACTTCTTCTTGCCGTCAGCAGCTACTTTCATTAGCTGACCTCCTTACTTTTCTCCGGCTGCAGCCGGTTCGGTGACAGTGGTTTTGGCCGTTGATGTTGCAGCCGGTTCCTCCACCCGTGACGTGGTAGAGCTCGCCGGCTCGGAGGCCTGCTTGCTCTTCTTCCGCGTGGACGGGGGAAGCTTGAAGCCCTGGTCTGTCAGGGCCTTGTTCTCGAGGTAGTGAGCGGGGACTCGGCGCTTGGTGCCACCGGGGTCCACAGCCTGCACGAACTCTGCCATGAGGGGTCCTCCTAGTTGGTTGTGATCCGCAACTGCAGGGGTAGCATGAAGCGGGACGGGGCGGTCTGGGTGTCCAGCAGGGGTGCCTGCTGGTTGAACCCATCCGGGTTGGGCCTCACCCGGCCGGTGCCGAGCACCAGGTTTACCAGGCGAGCTTTGACTGCCTGGGCGGCTGCCCGGCAGACCTCAGCGCTGGGCCCCACCACAGTAACCTGGAAGTCCCAGACGGTGGTGTCCGTGCTGTGGGTGCCGCAAGCAGTTGGCTCGAAGGGGTTGTCCCCCAGGCCCGCCCACAGCACAGCGTAGGGGTCTACGTACCCGTCTGTGGTGGGCACTGACTCAGGCACGTAGCCATCGTAGAAGCCCACGCCTGCAGCCAGCACCTCGGCACGGATGAGGGCTGGGAAGGTCAGTAGGTCAGCTGCCATTCAACACCTCCCAGCCTAGCTGTGTGATAGCCTGCTCGAACAGCGGGATATGGATGTCGGCCGCGGGGCCCATGTAGGGCCTGGGTGCCATGCGGCTGGTGCCCAGCTCCACGAACTCCCCGTAGTTGGCTGTGGGCCCGATCTCAGCGCCCAGGCCCCCGTTGGTGTATGTGGTGCCGATGCTGCCCTTGAGGTTGCCTGTGTCCACAGGCACCCGGTTCTTGGCTGAGCTCTCAATATCAGTGGCGGTCTTGCTGACCACTGCCCGGGACTGAGCCAAGACCCTCGGGCTGGCATCCTGGATGCTGGCCGCCAGCCGGCGAAGGTCACCTGTATCGAAGGTCATGGCTACACCGGGTTCTGCTGGGTCAGGTTGTCAGTGCAGAGTATGTCCATCTCCCACAGCAGGGAGCCGAACAGCACCTGGCGTACCCGGAACTCCCGGCCGAGTACCTTGATGATGTCACCGCGCTCACCGGTCTGCAGGTGAGGGATGTCCGTCTTGGAGGTGATCAGGTAGGTACGTTCCTGGGTGGGCTGCTCACCGGGGGTGCCTCCACCCTCACGATTCTGCTGCTGCACCCGGAACAGGCCCTCGTATATCTGGCCCTGGCCGGTCCAGCCCTCAGGCTTGGGGAACGGGGCTGGGCCGGAGGCTACCCGGTGGATGGTGCCTGGGCTGGTCATGGTAGCCTCAGCGGTGGGGCGGTGAGCGGGGGCCCAGTCGCCCGGGATCACCTTGTACCCTGGCAGCGGGCTCATGGCAGGTACCTCTCAGCTGCCTCATAGCCCGCGGTGTCGTACAGCGGGATGATCTCGAACAGGCTCTCAGCGGCTGCAGCGTCGGCGTCGTCAGCCTTGGCCCTCAGCACCGCTGCCTGCTTGCGGAGCTCGCCGGCCACAGCCGGGCCATCCGTGCTGAGGTCCTGGGTGCGAATCTTGCGGGCTACCAGCACCTCACTGGTGGCAATGGCATCCAGCGCGTCAGCTGCTGCCCTGAGTACGTTGTCGCTGTTGAGGGTGAGGTAGCCACCGATCATCTCGTCAGTGAGAAGCGGGGCAGCCTCATCCAGGTCAGCTGTCAGGAGGCGGACCTGGCCGGTGGGGGTGGTGAAGTCAATAGCCATGTAGGGCCTCCTGGGAAGTTGTGGGGGTGCTCCGGCTGGGGTATGAGCCCAGCCGGAGCGGTCCTACTAGGAACCGGTGCTGACGTAAGTGAGCAGCGGATCGAGCGTACCGGCACCAACGATGTGGCGGCCGCGGTACGTGATGGTGTCGTCGTCGAACGACCCCTCTTCGGCAGCGATGGAGCCGCCACCAAGGCGGGAGCCCTGGTCAGCCTTGACACGGATGTCAGGGTTTTCCTCGCCACGCATCTTGGCAACAACCAGCGCCGGGCGAGCCGCGGTGGGCTCAGGCAGGATGTACCAGGTGGTGTCTGCCTTGGCAGAGGTGTTGATGATGGTCAGCCAGTCCGAGATGACCACGCGGAACTTGCCGGCGAGCGGGTTGGGTACCGTGCCTGCACCGCCAGCGGGGTCCGGGATGGTGGGAGCGTTGACGATCTGCTCGGCCTCGAACAGCAGGCTAGCAGGCACCACGATCAGCAAGCGCGTGCTGGCAAGCTTGACCGGGTTGCCATTCTTGTCCTTGCGCTTGGACATCGCGATGTAGGCAGCCTGGATGTTCTCACGGGTGAACGGGAGAGCGGTCGGCGCGTTGCCGTTGGCAGCCTTGAAGAACGCGGTGTTCGGGCCTGCAGCGGTCACGAACGAGGAGAAGGCAACCTTGTCCTCAGTGGCAACTGCACCCTGAGCCAGGTCGTCCGGCAGCGAGCGGAGCTCACCCAGCTCATCGTTCTTGATGAGCTCGAAGGTCAGCTTGAAGGTGTTGCCGTACTTGGCAGCCTGCAGGCTGTACTCAGCCTGGTCCTTATTGCGTTCCTTGTATTCCTCGCCCTCAGCGACCTTATCGAAGGCACCGCGGCCGCCGAACAGGTCCTTGAACGTCTTGGCCTTGAAGTCCTTGACGGTGGACGGTGCGGCGATCTGACGCCATTCCGGCGTGAGGTCGTCGTACTTGGCCAGCATCTCGACGTCGAATGCCTTGCCCAGGTAGATGTTGAAGTCAGCGCGGGTGAGCGCTTCCTGCAGCATCGCCTTCTTGAACGGGTTGCGACCGCTCAGGCCCTCGTTGAAGAGCTTGGAGGCTTCTACAGCCTTGGCAAGCATCTCGCCGGACGGGGTGTTGCGCTTCTCCCATGCCTCAGCGGCCAGGATTTCCTCAGTGTTGAGAATAGTCATTGTGGTAACCTTCCTTAGACCTGTGCAGGTCCGTTGAGCAGGGAGATTTCCAGCGGACCGGCAGCAGCCGCCTTGGTTCCCAGTGAGTAGCCAAACAGGACGATGCCAGCGCCAGTGGCGACGCCCAGCGCACCCGTGGCGGTGGTGATGTAGATGGGCAGGCCCTCGGAGGCAACTGCCCCGGTGACTTCCTGCTCAGTGGAGCCGTCGAGCCACACCGTAGCGCGGCCGTCGGCGTCACGGTCGGTCTGGGCAACACCGCGGAAAGCACCGACGGCGACCGGCGAGCCGGAGACCACGTAGTCGGGCACTGCCAGGGTGATGTGCAGGGCCTTGGGAAGGCGCATGTTCTTAGCCATTGGTTAGGCTCCCTTCGGGGTGTAGCCGCTGAGCTTGAGAATTTCTTCTCGTGCGGACTGGGCGGTGGGTGCGGCTGCATCCTCCGCGGTGTGGCCTACGCCACGGACGGAGCCTGCACCGCTGGCAGCCTGCAGCTCAGCGATGGACTCAGCCACGCTCTCTGCCAGGGCCACAGCGTCGACAGCACCGTTTTCCTTGACGGGGTAACCCTCGGCCAGCCGGGCGGCGGTCTTGGGGGCAGTGATGCCTGCAGCCTCAAGAGCTGCGTTCACCAGGGCTGCAGCGGCGGAGTCGTTGGACTCCTTGAGTGCAGCCTCGGCCGTGGTGGCGCGGGTGTTGGCCGCGGTCACATCGGCTTCCAGCGCGGTGGCCCGGCTGGACTTCTCGACCAGGTCAGCGTGAACGCTTTCCTCAATCTGAATGGTAGCCACAGGTGGCTCCTTTCCTTCGATAACCCCAGCCGGTGCGGATGGGGAACTTGTGGTGGCGGCCTCAGCGGTGCTGTTGCCGACAGGTTGGTAAGTGGTGACGGGGCGAACCTCGACCGGGGTGCCGCCCAGGGCAGCAACCACACCTTCTACGGTGTAGGTGTCCTGGTAGATGGCCGTGCCGGTGGGGGTCTCTACCTCGTAGTAGGCACTGGTGTCGTCGTAGTCAATCAGCCAGGCATACGTGCCGGAGCCCTCATGAGCTGCCCGGACAGCGGCTCGGAGCCAGTCACGGGTTTCGCCGGCTGTGGCCTCAGTCACCCCAGCCTCAACAGCCCGGTCCACGATGCCCTGGCCGGACTCAAGCACCTCGCTAATGCGGCCGCCTCGGCCGGCGACGGTGACGTAGTCCACCCGGTTGGTCTTGGCAGGAAGCAGGCGCTCAATGATCGCACCCTGGCGACCCTCAGCCTCACCCATGCTGATCTCGGCGGCAGCAGCAATGCTAGTGCCGATGACATCCTTGAGCTCCTTCAGCATCTCCCGCTTGTGGCTGAATACCTTGTTCTCAGCCACCAGGCGACCCTTGACCCCGGTATCCGGGTCTACCCAGTCAGGTTCCCAGCGGGCATCCACCTCAAGGGCAGCGGCCAGGGTGCTGACGCTACCCACCCCGCCTCCCTTGTCGTGGTCAATGTGCATCTGCGTACCGGCCGGGAACACCAGGTCGGCAGCAGCCTGCTCCAGCACCTCTGGGCTGTAGTAGCCTGAGCTGCCCCAGCCTGGGGTTACCAGGGTGATCTCTGTACGGGCACCGGTCGGGGCCCCCGCCTTGCTTGCTTCCGTAACTTGTACTGTGCTCACGGAGGCCTCCTTACTTGACTAGGTCCCTGAGGGGGGTGACATGGTAGCTGTCTCGCCAGCCATCTGTGCTGCGTTTGGTGCTGAGGTCATCCCAGCTGATCTGACCTGACTGCAGCAGCTTGAGCCGCCCCTTGCCCATGATCCCTTCCTGGGTATCAGGGGTGAGGCTGTCGAACCAGGCCCTGGCATCCGGGGTCTCGCTGGGCGGCTCGGGGATGTCGAAGCCCATGTCCTTCCAGGACTTGGTGACGCTCACCCGGGCACAGCGACCTTGGTGGTGGTCCTGAGGGCCATCCTGCTCAAGTGGGAAGCGCTGACCATGTTTGGCTAGGCAGCTGGGGCACGTCCGGCGGTCCAGGCTTGCATGCCATTCCCACTCGGTCAGTACCTCAGCGTTCACCTTCTCGCTGGCCTTGGTGGCTGCCCGGTGAGCGTCCAGGGTTTCTGTGCGGCTGATCACCAGGGCCCGTGTGAGGCCCCCGTTGAACCTACCCTCTGATTCCCGGATGATCCGGGCTGCAGTAGCGCGGGGGTTGTCACCCACCGCGATGCCCCGTACCAGGTTCCGTTTCATCAGGCGCACGATGTCAGCAGGCAGCGGCCGGGTGGCCTTGTGAATCTGCTGGGCGGTACGCTCCACGATGGCTGTCAGTGCAGCCTCAGGAACGCGGGTGAAGCTCACCCCCGCACCGGCAGCCCCTGGGGGCAGCTGCGACTGTACGACAGCAGCGTGACCTTCAGCAGCCTCCAGCACGACGGTGGTGAGGTCTTGAGTGATGATGTTCTGGGCCTGAGGTGCCAGCACGTCCAGGTACTCCCGGGCGAGCCGGAGAGCACCCGTCAGGCGGATGTTGCGGGCAGCCATAGCCCGGGTGACCTTGCCATCTACAGCGCCTGCCAGCAGGTCGGTCAGGGCCAGCTCGAACTCCGGCAGCAGCACGTCCCACGCCTCAGCCCATGCCTGGGTCAGTGCCCTGGTCTGTGCGTCGGTAAGGGTGGTGAGCTGCCGCCGGAGTGCGGCCACTGCCTGGAGGGTTTCCTGCGTTACTGCCACAGGCACCTCCTACTTGAGTGCTGCCGAGGGGTCATCCCCGTTGCGGAATGCCTTGGTAGCTACGTCGCCGGCTGTGGTATCGCTGGGTACCAGGTTGCCGTCCTCATCCGTGATGTCCTCCAGCAGCTCATCGATGTTCTCCACCTTGAGCACCTGCAGGGCCAGCCGGATCAGTGGCAGCTTGGGCACGTCTGGCATACCGTCAGCAGCCACGATGGCATCCATCAGTACCTTGACATCCACCTCATCCAGTGAGGGGAACGTGATGTCCAGGCTGTTGTCATCCGGGTCCTTGAAGACCACCTTGAGGCGGTCACCGTCCCGGAGGGGTGTACCCAGACCGCGGAGCGGGCCCCTGGGGGCCAGCACTGCCTGCTCAATCGCGTAGCCAATCAGGTCTCGCCGCACATCGCGGTGGAGCTCCTGGCGGGCCTGCATGGTGAGCCGTGTGGGAAGGTCAAGCGTCTCGGCCGTGGCGCGGGCCCCGGTCTGCCCGGGGTCAGCCAGCAGGATAGTCACCGGCAGCCCCAGGGCACTTGCCACCAGGGTAGCTAGTGGCCTGCTTGACTCAGCATCGATCGTGGCCCCAGACTTACCCACTGCCTCCAGCTTCTGATCCTCAGTGAGGTTCAGAGTGCTGCCTGCAGGCGCGTCGCCCAGGCCCTTGATCGCTGCCCGCTTGCGCTGGGCCTCGCCGGCTGTCTTGCTGGTGGTGGTGAACGCGATCTTGCTCAGGGCCTTCATCAGTAGGGCCCAGTCCTCCAGGAAGCCCTTGTGGCTCAGCGCCCAGGGGATAGCTGCGTAGCTGTCACCGATGCCGAACTTCCAGCCCTCCAAGGCGTTCACCTTGACGTGCTTGATCGGCGCGTCCCAGCGTACCTCCACACCGTTGATGTTGCGGTACTTGGTCAGCGGCTGGTACTTGAGCGCGGGGTAGTACGCCTTCTTGGTGACGTACATGGCACTGTCCTGGACCTGCTCAGTCCACTGGCGGAGGTAGTACCAAGGGGTGTTCTTGTCACCAGGCGCGGTGATTACGTCCCGTATCTCGTCGAACGGGATGGTGCGTACCTGCACCCGGCCGTCCAGCGGGTTTGTGAAGTTCGCGATGAAGACGTTGCCCTCATCGTACAGGGTGCCCTCGTACCGGGCCACAGCCTGGGCCCCGTACAGCGCCTCTCGGTTGCCCTCATCGTCCAGGTAAGCCTGGACCAGGTCGTTGACATCGCTGTTGCCCGCCTGGATGGTGCAGCCCTGGCCCCAGATGTAGGCGTGGCGGACTTCCCGGCCACGCTTGATCAGTGGGTTGGCCACGCCGAACAGCCTGCCCTGAGCTGCTGCCCGGGTGAGGCCGTCGCGGGTGAAGTCGTCAGCGTACTGCTCGGTCAGCTTGGTCCAGCCAGCGTTGTCGCGGGCCAGCTCGAGCCGTGCGAACGACTCCTGTACCAGGTTGGTCATTTCGCCGGCCAGGCTGTGCACTACGCCTTCAAGCACCTTGTCCTCAGACCGGTTGGCCGCTTCCTGCAGGCCCAGCAGCTGCATTATCTTACCCATGCAGGCCTCCTATACCGGGCTGACGGACCAGCCCTGCTCGTTGATGATGTCGTACACGTCGTCCTCGATGATGTTGTCATCCAGGATGGGCCTCAGCAGTAGCCTGTTGAGGGCCTGGCTCATAGCGTCAATGGTGTCGTCATGGCTGCTGTTGGGGAAGTTCTTGGCTTCCTCAAGCAGCTGCGTGACACCGGGCACCAGCTCAGCGGTGGGCAGCACCACGTTCCCGGACTCAGTCAGCGGTGATACCGCGGATGCCCTGGCGTACTTGCTGCCTTCCGGCTCGATGGGGATCAGCCCGATAACCTGCTGCTGTAGGGTGTTGATCACCGCGGGCCCGTTGGCCTTGTCCTCAATGAACTTGGCTATGGCCTGGGGCCACATCCGGCTGACTTCCTTGATCGCCCTCAGCGTGGCGGAGAAGTTGAGCCGCTCGCGCACCTGGTACAGCAGGTAGGCGGTGTAGCCCACCCTCAGCCACACCTGGCCCACCACGTAGTCGCTGCCCTTGCTGTCCTTGAACGTCAAGTCCCAGGACTGCACCAGCTCATGGTCGTCTCGGCCGATGCCCGGTATGCGGCACACCAGCTTGCCCTCGGCGTCATATGAGGTTTCCCACAGGGGTGAGCTGTAGCGCTCCCACTGTTCCTCAGGCGGGAAGACTCCACCGCTATCTGGGGACGGTCTGCCCTGGTACAGTGAGGCCCAGGTACGGGCTCCAGCCTGCTTGCGCCGCTGCTCCCACTGCTTCCAGGTACGACCGCGGGCGGATACCATGTACTCGCCGGGCTCTCGGCCCAGCAGGTCAACCTCACCCCGCTCCGGGCGGTGGTCAGCCTGGGCGGGGATGTTGATAACCTTCCAGCCTGCCTCAGGGTCGCGCTCGATCAGTCGGCCGGCGAGGTCATCCTGGTGCCAGCGGGTGAGGATGATCACCACGGGGGCCCCAGGGGCAAGACGTGCGCTAGCTGCGTCAGTCCACCAGTCCCATACGGTGTCACGCTGCAGCTCGCTGTCGGCTTCCTTGCGGTCCTTGATGGGGTCGTCAATGATCAGCAGGTCAGCCGGGCGGCCGGTAACACCAGCACCCACACCCACGCTAAACATTCCGCCCTCGTGGCCGGCGACGGTCCACTCACTCACTGAGCCGTTGTCGTTGGCTATCTGCAGGCCAATCTCAGGGTGGCTGAGTATCCTGTTGCGTACTGCCCGGCCGTTACGGTTGGCCAGCGACTGCCCGTAGGAAGCGGTGACGATACGCAAGTCAGGGTTCCGGGTGAGGCACCACACCGGGAAGTCATTGGCGACCCGGACGGACTTACCCTCCTGGGGTGCCATGCTGATAATCAGGCGGCTGTCAGGCGTATTGAACGCCTCCACCAGGGCTGCATCGATGATGTCGAGCGCTGGAGTCTGCACCGTCTTGGGGTTGGTAGCGCGGGCCAGGGCCCCGGGGGTTGCCCAACGGCTTCCCCCGGAGCTCTCTGGGTCAAACTGGTCAGCTACCAGAGCCCACTTGGAGGGGAAAGCCACAGCTGCATCCCTCCTGGGTGGTTTTAGAGCTAGCTCACCCGCACAGTGTCACTTTGGCCTGGGAACTCCAAGGAACTCAAGCTAACTGTTGTCTGGCTGAACAATAACTCAGGGCCCAGCCGGTGCCCGTGCCATACTGGTGAGGTTAGCGCGGTACAGGTGCATAACGCCAGTAGGGGCCTCCACCACGGGAGGCCCCTACTGTTGTGCTGGGGGTACTGCTAGCTGTCCTTGCGGATGAAGAAGTTGAGGCCCCGGTCCGTACGGGCTGCCTCAGGGTTGTGGGTGCGCTGCATCCCCTGGGCAATGCTGGTGGCCTCAGCGCGGGTGAGCCCCGACTGGATGACCTCCTCGCCGGCAGCGTCATCGTTGAGCATGTTGGCTACTACCTGCCAGGTGGTGGACTGGGGCAGCGCCTGGGCGGCTGCCATGATGTCCCGTACCCTCATGCCAATGGTTTCCACGCCTGCAGCCTCAAGTGCTGCACAAGCTGCGTCAAACTCATCGATCTCAGCCTGGGTGGTGTTGTGTACCATGATGTGCTCCTACGTTGTGTCGTGGTGGGTGGTGATGGAAAAACCATAACACGTAATTCCATCACCACGCAAGTCAGCCGGCGAACATGAAACAGGTGCAGGCCACCAGGTAGTCCTCGGGCCCGCGGGCCTGGTTAGTGCAGCCCTCCTGGTGCACCCACTTCTCAGCCTCAGCGGGCTTCTCGAAGGCGGCCTCCAGGTCCTTGGCACAGTCCATGCATACCAGCTTGGTCACTGGGTACATGGACCGGGTGGACCTGTTGAGCTTGATCGTGATGTGCTTGAGCTCCCGGGCCACGAACATCTCATGGTTGGGGTAGCTGCACTCGCCGGAGGTGGTACGCTTGCACCGCTCGCACGTGACTGAGACGGTGGTGATGGTGACGCTACTGACCTTGATAGCGCGGTGGAGTTTGGTGGGCATGATCTGGTTCCTTACGTGGTACGTGGTGAGGGCCCCGGCTGGTACCGGGGCCCCTGGGGGTTAGTTGCTTTCGTCGTAGGTGAGGGCCTCTTCCCGGCTGGTGGCGATCACCAGGGTCTCGCCCCAGGCTGCCCGCATCTCCATGTCAGCGGTGACCCAGGTGAGGGTGTTGGTCCCATCCTGGAGCTCGAACCACACAGCCCCGATCTCAGGCACGATCAGCATATTGCCGGTGAGCGTGGGGACCGGTGCACCTTCCGCGGTGAACACCCGCTCCAGCTCGGCCTCGATGTGGATGACGATGGGGGCGAGTGCTTCGAATGCGTTCATTTCTGGTTCCTCCGTGGTGTCGTTGTGGTGGTAGAACAAGTATTGTTGGAATATTCCAACAGGTCAAACCAGCTGACCCAGGAACTCGGCGGCCGCGCCCAGGTAGTGCAGGTCTTGCCCTTCCCAGGTACCGGTGCAGCCCCTGCAGGTCACCCGGATGGGGGTCTCACTGAGGTAGGCCAGCAGTGGCGGCTGGTACACGCTGCCCCCGTCCGGGTCAGTCATGAGGACGCGGTCCTGCTTGCAAGTGGGGCAGCTCAGGCCTCGGAGGGGTACCTCCTGAGGCGGCTCCAGCAGGTCACGTATCTGCCCCCGCCAGTAGTGGCACATCTCCAGCAGGTGCAGCTCCTCATCCGAGCCGGCGAGGCTGGCAGTCCACACCTCTAGCCGGGTGATCAGCGGGGTACCAGCCCGGGCCAGGTCACCGCGGCCGGGCCAGTGCTGCCCCACGGTGTCCCGGATGCCCTCCCAGATGGTGAGCGCGTTGGTGTCTACCGGGGCCCCGGTGCGGCTGCTGCTGCCCCCACCGTACGCGCCGGAGGTATCACTGGCGATAGCCTGCCTCAGCATCTCCAGCAGCGGGGCCTCGAGCCCGGTATGCTCACCCACCGTCCTGGGGTGGACGTGGCACAGCTCGAACACAACCTTGCTGAGTGCCGAGCTATCAGGCATTCCGTACATTACTGGTCCCCTTGCGATCTAGTATGGCCTGCGCCAGCGCCTGCCCCTCAGGACAATTATACGGGTCTACCTGGCAGTATGGGCACTTCTTCCTCACAGCCCCGCCTGGATCATCTCAATAGTGCGGCACGGCCAGTCGCCGCTGTAGTCAGGCCCACCGTCGCAGCCCTGGCATTCCCCGTAGTCACTGGGGCTGTGCAGCCTGATTACCGGGTGGAGTACCTCCGGGGCCTGGCTCAGCAGCTCATGCTGCTCTGCCAGGCGGGCTGCCTGTTCGCCGGCCAGCCGGGCTGCCCGCTCAGCGGCCGGTATCACCCGGCCCAGGGTGATGGGGTGCATGTCTGCCATCTGCTCATCGGTCAGCTGGATCGCGTACCCCTGCTTACGCGCTGGCTGCATGTTCCCCAGCGCCCAGTCTTGCATCCCTGGTGACAATAGGCTCCAAGGGTCTACGCCCACACTGGCACCGTCCGAAGCGTCCATCTGATCCCTCACAATATGCCTGGCACCGGCCGTCCCGGTGGTAGTGTCCGCATTGCTGACAGTGCACCATTGCACGTCCCCCTCTGTTATACGCGCTGTGCCCCCGTTGGATGACGGGGGCACAGCTGCTGTGGCTGCCCTAGACAAGGGTAGCATATTTCCGGTCAGCGTATTCCTTGATCGCTGCCTCGGTGATGGGTACACCCTTACGCCTGAGCCAGTTGTGCACCGCACTTATGGCGCACTCGCAGGCCCTGCAGCGCCTGTCCCTGTCCCCCTGGGCCTTGATGTTGGCCCCTATGAACTGGTGCCCCCGTATGCAGTGGGTCTTGCCGGTGTTCCCGTTGCGGCGGCTCACTGGGGCCCTCTCCAGTTGACTGGCTGCCCAGGGTCTTCACCCTGCAGCTGGGTATTCAGCCGCCACCTGAGTTCCTCGGCCGGGCTGGCGGTCAGCGCCTCAGCCGCCTCCCGCCAGTGGTTCATGAACTCATCCAGGGCATCCTCGCCGGCCAGGCTGGCGGAGTACTCCTTGCTGTCACTGTCGTGGAAGCTCAGGCCCTGGTCGGTGAGCGCGTGGGTGATGTCATGCCCCACGCGCTCCATGTCCTCGATCGGGGTGTCAGCGGGGGCTACGTATACCTTGTTCATGTCAGGCTCCAAAGATGATGTTGATGAGGGCGGCCAGCAGCAGGAATGCAAGCACTCCAAGCGCTGAGTA